GAAAAGGGCCACTCATGAAACTAATCACAGAAATGATTGAAGATGTCCAATACCTTATCGAAGAGTCTGAGGACGGTAAGAAAAACCATTTCATTCAAGGTGTCTTTATGCAAGCAGAGCAAAAGAACCGAAATGGTAGAGTTTATAAAAAAGGTATTTTGGAAAACGAAGTAAAAAGATATAACGATTCGTTCGTAAAGAAGAATCGTGCGTTAGGTGAACTCAATCACCCACAAGGTCCAACTGTGAATCTTGACCGTGTTTCTCATATGATTAAAGACCTCAAGTTTGAGGGTAATGATTGTATTGGTAAAGCCAAACTTCTTGATACCCCTATGGGTAACATTGCAAAGAATCTTGTCAAAGAAGGCGCACAACTAGGTGTGTCTTCTCGTGGTATGGGTTCACTTGAAGAAAAGAATGGTGTCAACTATGTCAAAGACGACTTCATGCTTTCAGCAGTAGACATTGTTGCAGATCCATCTGCTCCAAATGCCTTTGTAAATGGCATTATGGAAGGTAAAGAGTGGATTTGGGACAATGGTGTGATTCGAGAGAAAGAAATTCATGAATATCATCAGATGATTCAAAAGGCCTCTAAAAGAGAATTAGAAGAAAAGGCACTTTTTGCATTCAAGGATTTCATGTCAAAATTATGATTTTTTATAAATAGAGCAGACAGTCTACGGAGTTTTTAGATGCCAGAAGATAATTTACTAGAATCAGTCAAAGAACTACTTGAGTCTTCCGATGAGGAGACGATTGTAGATGAAACAGAAGTAGAAGAAGGTGTGGTAGATTTAGTAAAAGGTGCAGGGAAAGTAGTAAATAAAGTTTACAAACATCCAGCAGTAAAACCACACGCAGATGAACTAGTAAGAAGAGCGGCAACTAGAGTAGCAAAGTCTGTTGCAACCAAGGGACACAGAATCTTAGATAAGACAAAACAACAAAAGGAGTCAGTCATGGCAGAATATGACGATACACATCTAAACGAGGCAGGAGCGGAGACTCCTACAATGGACCCCAAATCGGAAGAAGATCCAAAACTGTATCAGGATGCTGAAGGTAAGCACGCAAAGATTGATACAGACAAAGGCACTGAAGGTAAGGATAAGAAGAACAAGGCATCTATTGCTGGTAAAGCAAAGGGCCCTTCATCTTTTGAAGCACCGACACCAAGTGGTACTCCACAAGAAAGATTAGAGTCTACAATGAATGCTCTATTCGATGGTGAAGAATTGTCTGAAGGTTTTCAGTCTAAGGCAGCAACTATCTTTGAAGCATCTATCAATGAAAGAGTTTCTGAAGTTGAAGCAAGTCTCATGGAACAATATGAGTCAATTCTTGCAGAAAACATTGAAGAAATTAGCAACACACTTTCAGAAAAACTTGACGACTATCTCGGGTATGTTGTAGAGCAGTGGACTGAAGAGAATAAACTTGCTCTTGAGAACGGTATCCGAATGGAAGTTGCAGAGAACTTTATCTCTGGACTTAAGGTTCTGTTTGAAAACAACTATATTGATGTCCCAGATGAAAAGTATGACATTCTTGAAGAAGTTACTTCATCAAAGGATGAACTAGAAGAAGAATTAAACAAATCACTACAGGAAAACATTGAACTTCGTAAAGAAATCCTTGCGAGTCGTTGCGGAGAAATCTTTGTTGAGCAGTCTGACGGATTAACTGATGTAGAAGCAGAAAAACTTGCATCCCTAACCGAAGGTATTGAGTTCGAGACTGAAGAACAATACCGAGATAAGATTTCAGTTCTAAGAGAAAGTTATTTCACAAACACTCCAGTTTTAACTGAAGAAGCAGAAACAACTAATCAGGTAATCTCAGAGGGTGGACCTATGGATAGGTACACCAATGTAATCGGTAGACACGCAAATTACAATAAGGTGTCCTAAAGGTCAAACTTTTATACATATCAGGAAATCTCAATAAACTAACGAGTCAAAAGGAGAATCTATAATGGATTTCAATCAAAACAACACACCGTACGATCAGTTGCAGGAGAAATGGTCTCCGGTTCTAAACCACCCAGACCTTCCTACAATTGATGATGCCTATAAGCAAAAGGTAACTGCCGCACTTCTTGAAAATCAAGAGATTGCTTTAAGAGAGCAAAACATTCATGAAGTTGCATCCAACAGCATGGGTGCTGGTGGTTTCAATGTTACCAAAGCCGCTGCTGGTACTTCAGGTCTTGCAGGTTATGACCCAGTACTAATCAGTCTTGTTCGTCGTGCAATGCCTAACCTAATGGCATACGACCTTGCAGGTGTTCAGCCAATGAGCGCACCCACAGGACTCATCTTTGCGATGAGAGCAAGATATGATACTCAGACTGGTGCAGAAGCACTTTACCAAGAAGCATTTGCTAAGTTCTCTGGTGAAGGTGCAACAGCAACTGGTGCTGCCACTACTTCAACTGGTGGTGTTGACCCTGTTAATGCTAATATCACTAGCCTCAAGGGTATGCTCACAAATACTGCTGAAGACCTAGGTAACACAGGTATCTTCAAGGAAATGGCATTCAGCATTGAAAGAGTTGCTGTGGAAGCAAAGACTCGTGCCCTCAAAGCAGAGTACACCACTGAACTTGCTCAGGACCTCAAAGCAGTCCACGGACTTGATGCAGAAACTGAACTTGCTAACATTCTTAGCACTGAGATTCTTGCAGAAATTAACCGTGAACTAATCACTACTCTTTACCACACAGCGAAGCCTGGTGCCCAGCACGCAGACCTTCAGACTGCTGGTACTTACGACCTAAACACTGATTCAGATGGTCGTTGGAGTGCTGAGAGATTCAGAGGACTTATGTTCCAACTCGAAAGAGAAGCAAATGTAATCGCCAAGCAAACTCGTAGAGGTAAGGGTAACTTCGTTGTCTGCTCCTCAGATGTTGCTTCTGCCCTCGCAATGGGTGGTTGGTTACAACTCTCACCAGCACTTAATGTCAGCCTAGATGCTGATGACACTGGTAACACATTCGTTGGTACACTCAACGGTAAGATGAAAGTTTACATCGACCCATACAGTGCAACAACTAACGATACTAGTACAAATGATTTCAACTTCGCAATGGTTGGTTACAGAGGTAGCAATCCATACGATGCTGGACTGTTCTACTGCCCATATGTTCCACTACAGATGGTAAGAGCAGTTGGTGAAAACACCTTCCAGCCTAAGATTGGATTCAAGACTCGTTACGGATTGGTTGCAAACCCATTCGCACACGACGACGGAACAACAGTCTCTGACTCAACAATTACTGCCGATAAGAACTGCTACTACAGACTGTTCGCAATCAATAACCTACACGGTAATACTTGATATAGGTTAGTAAACGAGATTTGAATTAGGGGAGTCCTTTCGGGGACTCCCCTTTTCTTTTATACATACTATAGGAGAAAACTCTTATGGCGATTGAATATAAATCAAATCAGTTTCAGGGTGGATATACCGGAGAAAGAGATGGTTATACTGGGCCAGGTGTTCCAGACATTGCAAGAAGAATATTTCCAACCCAACCAGACACAAATAACTACCTTTCTTCAAATTACTTTCAACTAGAAATTACAAGGCTACCAACTCTTACATATTTCTGTCAGTCTGCTAGTATTCCCTCCCTTACATTAACTCCGGTAGAACAACCAACTGCCTTTGGATTGAGACCTAAATTTATAGGTGGACAATATTCATTTGAAGATTTGGTTGTCAATTTCATTGTAGATGAAAAGATGCGAAACTGGTATGAAGTATACAATTGGATGAAATCAATCGGTAATATGGACAAATACTCCGATGCATATGATAGAACACAAACAGGCGATTTCTTTTCGGACATAACTCTTACGATAACAAATAGTGCATATAAGCCTCAATATTATGTTAGATTTAGAGATGCGTTTCCAATTGGATTGTCATCTTTAGATTTTAACAGCACATCTACTGAAAATGAACCTATAATTGCCAGTTGTACATTCTCTTATACTTCTTATGATATAACAGAAATTTGATTGATTTTCCACTCCCATAGTGTATAATATTGTGAGGAGTTTTAAAATGACACTTGATGAAATAAGAAAATCTGTTAATACCGACCTTCCAATGGACAAGACTGAACTTGATATCGAGTCTATGAAGACGCCACAGTTGCATAATAAGTATCTCATTCTTCATAGTGATGAGAAACTTATTTTAGGTAAAATGAATTCCGACCTCAGTGTTCTTAAAAGAGATAAGTGGCTTTACTATACTGGTAAAATGAGTCAAGAACAATTAGAGGAGAGAGACTGGGAACCTTTTGACCTAAATATTCTAAAGACGGACATAGATAAGTTTCTAGATTCAGACGAAGATATCATAAGGCTTTCAAATAAGATTCTATTACAGAAGGAAAAAGTAAACTACCTAGAAAATGTAATCAAGATTATCAACAATAGACAATGGTCTATTCGTTCAACAATTGATTGGTTGAAGTTTACAAATGGTACATGAGTGAAATAGAGATACATCCAGTAGATTCTGTTTATATTAAAGTAGTATGTGATAGGGGAATTTGCAAAGAACTCAGTGACTTCTTTACTTTCACCGTACCAAACTACAAATACATTCCTGCATATAGAAATAAGATGTGGGATGGTCAAATAAGATTATACAACATACACACTCAGAAGATATAC